AGATTACAAACTTTAAAAGATAAGTTAAACACTTCTTATCAACAAGAATTAAAAAATGAACAAGACGCATTTAACTATTTTTTATCATGACAATTAGATATAAAAATCAAGGTTTTAAACAAGCAAGCACAGGAAAGACTACTGTATTTACCTGCCCCTCAAATGCAACAGTAATTATTAAAAGCGTTTATTGTTCAAACAGCGATGCTTCATCAGCTATTTTAGTAAATATGAATTTTGTTGATTCTTCTGATTCTAATACAGAGTATGAATTTTTTAGAGATGATTTGGCTGCTAAGTCACAAACTAATGCTACACCTCAAGGATTAAATTTAGAAGCAGGTGATGCAATTACAGTTCAAGCAGCCACAGGAGGCAACGTAATTCAAGGTGTAATAAGTTATGCACAAATAGACAGATCTCAGGAAAATGGTTAATGATTGTTATACCAAATTTTTTAAGTAAAAATACATGTGATTACTTAATATCTTTTTTTGAAAACAACAAATCTAAAACTAAAGTATTTAAAAAAAGACTTATAATTGATTTACAAAATCCAGAAATAAATGATCAAAAGATTACAGATATTGTAAATCTTTATAAAAAAATTCATCCTACAAAAAAATTAAAAAATATTGAATTAATTAGTTGGGATTTAGGAGAGTCTCATCCTTGGCATGATGACACCATCTATTATAATCAAACAACAATCACATATCTTAATGCTGACTATGGTGGGGGCAGAACTCAAATAAGAGAATATTGGGTTGAACCTGAAATAGGTAAAATGGTTTCATTTGATGCAGCTTTAAAACATCAAGTGACAGAACTTTTAAACGGCAAAAGATTTGTTATATTAGCGTGGTTTATAAATGGCTAAAAGAAAATTTAAAGATTTTGTACCAAGACCTAAACCTAGAAAAAGACCAAGAAGGCATAAAAAAAGACTTTCAAAATCCGAAAAAAGATCGTATAAGAAATATAATCGACAAGGGAGATAATATGAGTGATATACCAGAAATACCAGCAGAAGCTAAAGAAATTATAAAACACAAAAGAACAGGAAAAATTTATGCATCAAAAGAAGAATTTGATGCTGATGTTGCGGACCCTCAAACAGATACAACCCATGATGATTTTAGACAGGACTTAGAAATTAAAGTCACTAAAATACCTTTGGGTATTGAAACTAAAAAATAATGCAACCAAGAGGTGCTACTGAGCTACAGATGGAAATGCTTCAAAAGCATGTTTCAAAAGATGTCTTAGATAAAGTTCAAATATGTACTTCTATACCAGGTAAAGTTCCAATCGATCCTAATAAATTAAATATATTGTGGCAAAAAAATTCTTGGGATCAACCTAATTTACAAGAATTTTTTAGAAATAAAAAGAAACATAATGAGTATGATTGGTATGTTTTTAACAGTCATTGGAATTATGAAAAATTTAGATATTTTTTTGATATACCTACAGATAAATCAGTTGTGATTAAAAATGGAATAGATTTCTTTCCACAAAGAAAGGTCTATCAAAAAGGTGAACCAATTAAGTTAATTCATCATTGTACTCCATGGCGTGGTTTAAATGTTTTACTAAGAGCTATGCAAGAGATAACTGATATGAATGTTACACTTGATGTCTATTCATCTACACAAGTTTATGGAGATCAGTTTAAAAATCAAAATGATAAACAATTCGAACCATTATATGAACAAGCAAAAAATTTATCTAATGTAAATTATATTGGTTATAAGCCAAATGAATTCATTAAAGAATCAATGCCTAAATATGATATGTTTGTATATCCTAGTATCTTTGAAGAGACATGTTGTGTATCAGCTTTAGAGGCTTTAGCTTGTGGTATGCATGTTATTACAAACAACTTTGGTGCTTTGTACGAAACATGTGCAGAGTGGCCTGTATATGTAAACTATACAAAAAATTATGAAACAATGGCTATAGATACAGCTAATGCAATAAGAGTTGCATCAAGTTATTTACATGAAGAATTTATACAACAACATTTAAATGAACAACAAAAATTTTACAAAAGATTTTATAATTGGGAGAAGAAAGGTAGAGAATGGGAAAGTTTTCTAAAAGGTGCTTTAAATGAAAAATACCTACGTTAACAACGATACCTATCAAACACTTACAGATTTAAAAGTAGGACCTGAACCATTTGAAAAATCTATTACACCTTTATGGAAAGGTAGTCCACAAGATAAATTAAAATTAAAATTAGAAAAAGCTCCTTACTCTATTTTTGTAGCAACACCAGTTCACAGTGAGTGTTCAATTCATTACACTCAAGCATTATTAGAGTTTCAAAAACTTTGCTTTGAAAGAAATATAAGCACTACATTTCAACTAATGAAATCATCATTAGTAACTCAAGGAAGAAATTTATGTGTCTCAGGTTTTTTAGAATCTAATTATACACATATGCTTTTTATAGATTCTGATATTTATTTTCATGCTAAATCAATATTAAAAATGGTTGCTCAAAACAAAGATGTTATATCAATACCTTATCCTTTAAAGACACTTAGGTGGGATAAAGCATTTAAAAAAATGCAAAAAGGTAAAATAAAAACAGCTGATGATATCAGAAAAGCATTACATACTTATCCAATGAAAGTCGATAATGCTGATGACATTAAAGTGATAGATGGTGTAATAGAAGTTACCCATAGTCCTACAGGATGTATGCTTATTAAAAGAGATGTATTTAAAAAAATGATAAAACATTATCCTGAAAAACAAATAATACAAAAAACTGTTATAAATGGGGAATATGTTGAGAAACCAAATATGTGGAATTTCTTTGATACCACACACGATCCAGAAACAAAAACTTATTTAGGAGAAGATTTTTCTTTTTGTAAGCTATGGAAAGATATAGGTGGTAAATGTCATGCTTATATTATGGACCCAATAATACATGTTGGAGAACACTCTTATGAGGGTGTTTTTAAAGACGATCTTACAATACCCAAAGAGTTGATACCGACTAAGTAAAATGTTAATATATGCTATTATTAGGAAATTAGTATATGGACCCATTTACAATAGCTTTAGCCACATTTGGCGTACAAAAACTTAGAGGAAAATCTACAAAAAGAGCATTAAGAGATGCAGCAATTGTTGGGGGTGGTGCTTATGCACTTGGCCCTTCAGGTGCGGGAGTATTTCAAAATGTGGGAGGTGGGGCACCTTTTTCAACTTTAGGTTTTGGTCAATCAGCTGCTGCAGCACCTCAAGGAAATTTAGGAGCAAGTTTTTTAAACAAAGCAAACATGCCAGCAGGAACTCCTATTGGCACAGATAAATTTGGTAAGACTATTTTTTCAAGAGGTGGGGAATTATCTGGTTTAAATGTTGTGCCAAAAACTGCAGAGAAAAAAGGTTTAAGTGCTTTATTACAAAAAGCAAAAGATAAACCTGTAGAAAGTCTTTTAGTGGCATCTGCATTAACTCCGTTATTAGCAGGTGAAGAAGAAATGCCAGAACCAGTATTTAGTGAAGAAGATTACAAACAAGCGTATAAAGAACAATCAGAAAAATTACAGGGAGCTTTTGAACCAGTCTCAAACGCTTTTCCAGCTAGGTCTGAAGTGTTTGGTTCAAATATGTTTTATGCAAATCAAGGTGGACTTGCAACCGCAATACCAAAATATAATCAAGGTGGAATAAATTATTTACCGTCTAAAATTGATCATAATGAAAATGATGTAAATAATTATGTAAGAGCTACAGGTTATGTAGAAGATGGTGCAGGTGCAGGAAATAAAGATGAAGATACAATGTTAGCTCAATTAGCTGATGGTGAGTTTGTATCTAGAGCAGATGCAGTATTAGGTGCAGGGATTTTATCAGGGGCTGATCCAAAAAGTTTTAAAGGTATGAGAAAAGCTGGTGCAGACTTTTTTTATGACCAACAAAAAAAATTTAAAAGAATTTACGATTTAGTCAATGATACCAAAAAAAATTAAATTAGAAAAACATGTTGATGTTTTAGAAATAACTCCATCTATAATGGATGATTATTGGTTGTTGGTAGAATTTATGTTAAGGGAGGGTCTTAAATATGATGGCAATCCTATGAGTATAGAACATTTAAAACTTTTAATTAGAGAAGGTCAATTACAATTATTTATGATGTTTGGTTCAGATGATGGTGAGACTATGAAAGTTTTTGGAACATGTGTTACAAGAATTACAGCATTACCTAATTATAATCAATGTGAAGTAATTTTGTTAAAAGGAGAGAAGAGAGAATTGTGGCAAGACACACTTGCTGATACAATAGAAAGACTTGCAAAATCTGCAGACTGTAAAAGAATAGCAGTACATGCAAGACCAGGTTGGCAATCTTTTTTAAAAACAAAAGGTTGGGCAGTTAAAAGGTATTTATATACAAAGGAGATTAAATGAGTTTTATATTTGGCGGTGGAAGTAGTGCTCCAGCATCAGGTTCAGGTTCACAGGTAGTTACTCAAAGAGAGGCTCCTGGAGTTGAGGCACGTAAACTTTCTTTATATGATCAGGCAGCTAAATTAGCAGCACAACCCGTATCATTACCAGCAATACAGGTTGCTCCTATATCAGGTATAGAACAAGCAGCAATAACACAAGCAGGCCAAACAGGTGTAGGTGCTGGAACTGTAGGGCAAGGTATAACTGCATTACAAGGTGCACAAGCAGCTCCAAACATTCAACAATTTTTAAATCCATTTCAATCTTTTGTAACCGATGAAATTACAAGACAAGCACAAATAGCAACTAATAGATTAGGTGCACAAGCTGTTGGGTCAGGTGCGTTTGGTGGAGCAAGGCAAGGAATTGCTGAGGCTGAAATAGAAAGAGCTAGATTAGCAAACATTGGTCAAGCACAAGCACAAGGATTTCAAACTGCATTAGGTGCAGCTCAAACACAGAGACAACAACAATTGGCTGCAGGTGCTGCTTTAGGTCAATTAGGTGCACAACAACAAGCTATGTCTCTTGCAGATATTCAAGCACAATTACAAGCAGGTGCAGTTCAAAGAGGAATAGGTCAAGCTGGATTAGATGCTCAAAGACAAACGGCATTACAAAGATCTTTTGAGCCATTCCAAAGAATAGAATTTTTAAAAGGTATAATGACTAATTTACCAACAACAAGTAGTACACTAACACAAACCACGGCCCCCGGTGCTAACCCAGTTGGACAAGCGTTAGGAGCAGGTTTAGGTGCTTACTCAGCTTACAACTTAATGCAACCGAGGTAGTATGGATAAAGTATTAACAAGAAAATTATTTAGAGATAGATATTTTAAAACTTTAAAACCAGTTATAAAACATTTTAATACAGGTGGTATAAGTGCATTAAGTCCGAAAGAAAAAGCTATATATGCTGCAACATTGGCTGCTCCATTACTACAATCAAAAGGTCAAGGTTTAGCTCCTGTAGCATCTGCACTCGGAGAAGGTTTTGCAAAATTACCAGCAACTATTTTGTCTGTTGAAAAACAAAAGGGCAGTGGAAAAGGTGTAAGAACTTTGTCTGCAGAAGAAGTCTC